CCCAACCTGCCCCCTCTGGCGTAAAGCCTTCGTCTAGTCCGACTTCTATTCCATTCAGGGGTGAACACACGGGGCACACCAATTCATCATTCCCGGTATTCCACCTGTTGCCTGATACAAATCCAGTCGTTCTCCAGGCTGCTTTGTTACCTTCCGCATAAACGCGCGTGACCTCTGTAACTGCAATGCGTCTTGCTCTCCCGTCGTCATAAAGCGGGTTCAGTCTTGCCACCAGCGTATCAAACTTTTCGCCCGATCTTATCCAGTCATCAATTGCCTTGACTGTACGCCAGCGGGTAGTCTCTGTTATGCCCTTGATCCAGGTGAGCTGGTATTTATTCAGCCAGTCGATCACCTTCTCGTTGAACAAGCCCCAGTCCACGAGCACACGTAGGGACGTGGGCAGTCCTGCCTCAGCTTCCACGCCACCCGCCGCGATGATCTTAAGCAAGAGTGGGGCAAGCGCATCCCATAACCGGCGGTCTTCTGCGCTCCAGAACTGCATCTGGCGGGGGTCAAGAATGGGCATTTACTTTATTCCTCGCGCGCCTCTCAGTACCCGCGCCTTTTGTTTAGCCAGGAATGTGCGCATTAGTGTTCTAAACCTGCCCTCCCATGTGCTACGCTGCGCGGGGGTATGAGCCGTAAACCATTCGACCGTGGCGTCAATGGACTGGTTCTCTTTCGCCTGTTCGTCTTTAATGTTTTGTTCCTCTGAAGGCTGGTTGTCAGTCGGTTGCGCCTTAGCCTTATCCTGTATCGCCTGGAGCATCGCATCGCTTTGCGCTTGCTTTTCGTCTTTTATGGCGTCTATTTCTTCGGGCGCTACTTCAGGCAGTTTAGCCGCCTGCCTGAGCCAGACTTCGTCCTGTGTCGTCCAGGTGAGTAGCGGAGCCATCTTCTGTAGGAAGACAGATAGTGCCATGAGGTCAATATCACCTGCCGGGCTGTGCGTCATGTGGATGCCTGTATCGTCCATGCCATTCATGCGCAATATCTTTGGTACGGCCTGGTGACTAAAGGACTCACACAGGTTATCGGCCACGGTGTTGACGGACATCGTAAACAGGTCGGTTTGGTCTTTGGAGAGCGCGAAACTACCCACGCTCTGTTGTCCGAGCATCAAGAATTGCGCCAGGGCGCTCATAAGCATTCGTGACTCGTGCCGGGTGATGATCTTGTCTGTGTCGAATGTGCGTGTGCCGCCCGTAGAGAGTAACTCCAATACCCAATCACTGGGTAAGACTACGCCCGCCTCTTCATCGTTGCGTAAGCGCCGGACTAGCTTAGCAGCTTTGGAATAGTCACTGGTTTCGCTTGACTCGTTGGTGTCCGCGCCTGCGGGCAAATGAATGACGGGCAAACCGGCGATATCACGCTCTACGCCAACACCTTCGATCTGGTTCATGTTCTTGGCGTAGTAGTAATCAATCCATGCGGCTCTCAGAATGGACCGCCCCTCGGGGTTGTTCTTCTCAATGCGCGTCCGGTAATGGAGTAGCTTATCAATTGGGATATTTACCAGGTTATATCTAGGCGCGCCCTGTTGGACCACGCCCTCAATGTCGCCGTTGTCAGCCAGCTTCCATTGAGTGATGGTATCCTGCCCTCTGATAGCCAGGCGGTCAATTAATATTCGCCCGCCTTCGTCACGCTTGTAGACGATCTCAAACAGGCTGTAACCGAATGCTAACATGGTAAGGGCTTCACTTACATGGTCGGGCCAGGAATGTTGCATCGAGTTAAGCACTTCTTCCAAGAATACAATGCGCTCATCATCTTCGCCGTCGTCGCTGGTAAACTGCCATGATACTGTTCTGACTGACTGTTCTATGGACGTGAGTAACGCAGCTACGACCGCGTTGTTGTAGCGCATTTCGTTAACTTTCTTGATCATCTTGGCACCGCGCCATTCGGTCAAGAAGTCTTCTTGTATCTGACCCGACCAGGCTGCTAACCCGGTGTATCCTATCTCTTTGTTAATTGGCATACGTCCCTCCTAATACCTCTTCCATCTGCTTTCGTCCTCTCTGGTTTTATCCTCTGCTTTCAGCCACTTAGATGGCTGGGCAGGCTGCTTGTCGGGTAATGCGGTCGCCCTCTGTGCCGCCCATAACATCAGCGCCCTTGCCATAACTGTGTCGTCGTGCATACCCTCAGGCGCATTGTAAGACTTGTGTCCTGTGTTACCACTTACTTTGTACTCGTAGGCTTCGACTTCAGCCGTCCATATCCTGTCCTGGATGAACTGCCAGGCTGTACGTTCGAACATGAGTGCCATCAAATCAATCAGTGGCGGCTTGGTAGAGGCGGTAGTATTGAACCCCATCTCACCATCGGGACCCGCTAAGAGCGGCCAGCCCTTGCGCAGTAGTACCTCGATGATAGGATCGCCTATGGCGTTACGCTCAGGCAATGCGCCCAATGTATGCCACCTCTCTACGATGGTCTGTAACCTGCCTTGCTGTTGTTCGTATTCAATTCCCTTGAAACGATCATGGGCAAGCTCTTGGTGGCAGGTGGCGCATCCCACACTTATGGCAGTATAGTCCTGATGCTTGCCCCAGTCTATCCCGGCTACGACGCGATGCCCCTTGTGTTTGTCTGGCTCAGTCGCTTGCGCTTTCATGCAGGCTGCAATATTCCTAAATACCTGCCCTTCGCTTTCAAGGAATTCGGCTAATATCTCTTGCTTTATAGCTTCTTCTGTCATGTCCTGCGTTATCTCTGCCAAGGCTTCAGGCGACAGGAACGGATTATCATAACTGGTAAAGTGCCATGCCTCATAACGTCCTGTATCATCCGATACCGCTTTCTGGTAGAGTTGAAAGGCGTGGTTGCGTCTCTTTGGCGTGAAGATGAATACGGCATCACCATCGTTATCAAGTAGCATTGGCGCTCCCACTTCATCCCAGGCGGACGGGTCCATGAGGCTGTATTCTTCCAGGATCAAGAGGTCGCAGTAGTCTCCCCTAAGCGTGTCACTGTCCCAGGCTGTTTTTCCGCGTATCCTTCCGCCATTGCCCATCTCAATGAAACGCTCCGTCTCGTTCTTTATTGCCGCTTTGTTTTCTATCAACTCTTGTAGATAGTCCTTACACTTTGCCCAAAAAGCATTAGTCTGTTCCTGGGTGGGGGCCGCATACAAGACGCGCCTGCCTTCCAGAAACTTGGTGGTTGCAATGATGCTTGCGCCCGTCGTCTTGCCTCCGCGCCGGCCCGAACAGATAACCTTACGCTTGGCTGGACTGTCGATAAATGCCAGTTGCTTGTCATGCGGAATTGGTAGTCTTAGGTTTAGGCTTGTTCTCGTAGATAACATGGATGTCAAAACCGCCTTTGCCTTTTAGGTTGATGTTGGTTTCGGGCGCGCCAATGATGTAATTCGTGATCCAGTTTCTTGCATTGGCGTCGCCTCGTTCAGCCTGGAATATGGCTTTATCAACAATTACCGTCCATCTTTCCGGCGTAACCTGGGTGCGGAGGATCTCATAATAGCGCTCAGCATCTTGTTTCTTTTGCCGACCGCCCTTGTTTCCGCTAACTCCCTTTTTCCATCTCCCGTTCTCGTCTCTTCCGACCATTTCCTGTTCCTTGCGTGAATTAAGGTTTATCTTCTTCCACAGTGACTATTAGCGGTACTTCGTTCCGTTTACATTCCATCAAGGCCGCCGCTTCGACTATGGCTGTCTCTGGGAGGTCAAGATATATTCTTAGACCTCCATCTGTAAGGGTCTGGACTTTATAGACTGTGGCTTGAAAAGTAATCACTCTTCGCTCTCCATCTCGACTATCCTTATCACGTCCTCGGGGTACTCAAGCGTGTGTATCGCCACTCCGTACATGCCCAAGATCGCCGCAGTATCTTTCTCCTTTTTGGTAAGCGTCCATGCCTTACCAGGGTTCTTAACCTCGCAGGGTAACATCATGCCCCGGACAAGCAGGAAACCATCGAAGCCAACCGATGGGCGCTGTTGCGTCATATCAAGCCAACCAAAGCCTAGATCGTGAATGGCATCCTTTATCGCTTGCTGGTTGTCGTCTACTTTATGTCCAGGCATAATTTCCTTGTGACATCAGTCGCCCTTTCGGGCGACTTCAGATCTCTTTCTACACATGGTAGATGAGGCTCATCGCCAGCCCCGCCCAACCACATCCCGCGCGGTGGTCGTTTGACGTCTCCCGCGCCCCTCTGGCGATCATTTTATGAACAGCTTTGCAAGGCTAAGCAGTAACGCGCCTACGGAAATAGCCATTGTTATGGTGACGCTCGACTGAGACGCCTTGCCTTTTTGCTCGCTCATAAAAGTCATCAGTATACGGATGTCCTTATCGAAACCGGCCTTCATCGCTTCCAGCTCGGAACGAGTTACAAATGTCTGCGACTGCGCTTTTAGCGCCTCTCTAAACTCGTTCATACCTGCCAGGCGGCTATTTAATACGTCGGCAGCCAGGATGGTAGACTTCTCGATAGCATTGAGTTTAGCGTTGATAAGGTCACGTAGGTCTGTTATGACAGTATCAAAGTGATCCCGTAGAGAGACTACGTCCTGGATCGACTTGGCTCTAGCTTCTTTGACGGGCGTCATTTACCGCCAATCTCCACCGCTTTCGCATCGAGGGTCGGTTTTTTCGCTGCCGCGCCATCGCCTGCTTGTGGCTCCATCCAGGCAATGTCGGCTTTTTTTTCCTGGTTTGTCAGAAAGAAACGCTGGATAATTAGATGTACGAAACTCGATCCCTCCGCTATGCCACAACCTGTTAGCGCCAGACCAACCGGGGTTATAATGACTTCGCCTGGAAAATTAAACATGGCTATAAAGTCTATCTTGTAGAAGAATGCCAGGAAGATGCCCACTGGCAAGGCCACATAAAACAGGAATGGCTTGGCAGGCGCCAGGGGCTTAACGAGGTCGCAGAGTTTGCCAAAGAAATACTCGACGAAACTCTCAACCAGGAACGCCAGGAAAAAC